AAGATTCGGCGAGGACTGCTCGTAGAAGCCGAGTCGGAGCTGGTGGGCTTCGTCGTAAACGGTGATATCGCGCTCGGCAAAGTCATAATCGATGTCTGAATAAAGCAGCGTGAGTTGGTTGAATCGTGGCTTCAGGCGTTGCGCGCTGAATGATCCATCGATGATATTTGACGCTTCCTCAAACGTAATCATCGAAGGCAGCGGAACGGTGATGTCGTCCTTGCGTGGCTTTGGAGACAGTTGGCCATAACTCCAGACTAGATCAATCGGAGCATTCGACAGGATCTCGCGGATATGATCGATGGCCGGCTTCGGCTCCCGAATCGTGCCGCGAAACTCGTATCGGTTTTCGTTTCCTGTGCCGATCAGTGAAGGAACTTGGGTATAACAGAACTCCTCTGCGATTCGATAGGCATTCAGATCAACCAGGAAATCTTTGACCCAGTTCGCGTAGCCTGACTCAAAGTAGGGTGCGTATCGCAGTCCAAGCGAGCGCAACGCAACATCGATGGCGATATGAACCGGATTAGAAGTCGAGAATTCGCCATTGTTGGCGAAAGGCCCGGTCCACCACCAGAACGTCATGCACTTCACGCCGTCTAGAATCTCGACCAGTATGCGATGTGTTTCGTTCGGATTCTGCAGGCCAACTTCATCCGTGCGGCGAATGCTGACGAAAGATAGTCGCGAGCTTCTGAAAGCAGGATCAATAATGGTCCCGATATCCTGCCCAAGCGTTCCAAGTGCTATGACGGGCTCATAACCGAAGTGTTGCGTTAATCCGTCGAGCAGCACCTGGCCGATTTCTCCGACCGGCCCTTCGCTGACAATGCCGCTGGCAACGAAGAACTCGCTTTCGTCCCTCGTTTCGAAGATTTCAGCTTCAATAATCTGGCGCCCCTCACCATAGACTACCGGCAACGGCTTCCCGTAGATCGTCTTGAGCGGAGTCGACGTGCTGGTATAAGAACGCTTGAAGAGTCCGGCAAACCCAGTATTGTTGAGCTTCCCGGTTGCCTCCTGTGGCTTGATCACCACGCCCTGAAAGTAATTCGTCATTCCGTGGGCGTTGCAACCGTTTGCGCCTTCTAGACTCTTATCGCAGCTGTCAGGATCACCGCCCGAGCCTTGAGTTGCATAGGGGCATTCTCCGCCGTCGTTGAAGCGCAGCGGGCAGGTAGTCGAAACCAGCCGAGGTGGGAACTGCTGTTGCAGAGCCGCTATGCCGCCCTCGCATTGCGCCGTGAAGGTTCCGTCTTGGTGATTCCATTCCCAATCGACGATATACCCGCGCCAGAGCTGCTGGAGATTGGAAGCCCCGGATTGCGGCGCCACATGGACCGTGAAATCCATCTCGGCATGATCCAAGTCCACCTGGTTGCAATAATCGCTCCAGACGCTGTCGGCATCATCAAAGACGAAGGTCGCTTGATCGCTCGCGCCGATTTCCTGCTGGATATCCCAAGCCAGTAGGCGCGGCAGGTAGATACCCGAGCGTGCCGTTGGGGTCGCGCCGAAGGTCTGAAGCAGTTCCACGCGCCGATCTGAGACGAAGATGGAATCTGCGACGCCGATGGGCTTGATTTTGCAAAAGTGAATCAGGCCATTGTCATTCGTAATGGCTGGCCTGACATAGAATGGAAGCGCCTCGCCAGGATGTCTCCAGTTGTAATACTGCCAGCCTACGCCGATGAATATTGTGGCCGTTGATACGTTGACTTCGATCAGTTCAACTTCGACTTCTGCCGCGCCGTCTCTCAGGTAGGTGACGTCCAGCTCTGTCGTGAGGAAGCGGACAGTATAGCGGCCTACTGTCTCTGAACCAGTCTCGTCCGGGCAGGGCTGCTCAAACGGATCGTAGAAATAGAACAGCTGGCGCGGGCTGCGGTGATCGTCAAAGAATGGCTTGAGCGTGTCGTCAAGATCGCTTTGCGTCAGGAAATTATGTCGCAGCTTCCAGCGATTGCCAGTTTTGCGCTTTAGGATGCGCTGCTCTTTTTTCAGTCCGATCTTATGAACGACATATTCGGCACCTGCGTTGCGCTCGACTTCCGGCTCAAGAGCAATTGGATAGACGCCATTGATATCCGGCTCTGGAACGGAAATAAGATTGCCGAAAAGATCAGCCATTCAGTTTATAATCTCTAGGTGTGCAGCGGCGGTATGTTCGTGACATACAAATCTATCTCAGCAGTCTCCACAGGTTGCCGCTGGGGAAAACCCGCTCTTAGGTATCTTTAGGAGCGACTGACGTTTGGGCGTAATGTCCATTCTGAAAACTGCCAAGGTCGCGAGCACGCAGGAGTGGGGAGTAAAACCAGGCGTCGGCACACGCCTATGCTGAGAGCAGTCGGTATCCAAAAATCCGACCCGCTGCACTGTCAACCTTTATTCGACTTCGATGATTGAAAAAGGAATAACGAAGCGGCCGCCCGTGCTGGCTGCGCTCGCTGGGAGCATTTGAACGCGGGGGAATCCTTCATCCACGAAGCGGACCTTGTAACGGCCCGTGGTCAGGACTCCGGTTGGGTCGTACTGGAAGCCATTCGCTTGCAGATCGTAGAAATAGAACGCTTCCCCGGCCCACACATGGCTGACGAAGAAAGCCGCGACTTGTGCCTGCTTTGCCCCGGTGACGTTCATCTCCAGGCGCCAGCCCTTGCGGTTGTCGTCGAAATTCAGCCGCGATGTCTCATGCACGTCAAAGAATCGATGCGCGAGAATTTCCTTGGCCGTCGTTTCTTCCCAGCGGGTGAAGATTGCTGAGCCGGTTTCTGGGAGTACGCCTGAAGCGGTTGAAGATCCTATTGGGTGAGGACCAACTTGGACGGGGAGCTCCGTGATGACGCCGACGATGCAGATAAATCCATCAACGTTGCGCTGGTTGGCTTCACCAATGATCGTAATCTTGCCATCGACGTTGCGCTGATGAGCCTCGCCAACAATCGTGATCTTGCCTAAGTAGTCGAACTCATTGACTTCACCTACAATCGTTAGCTTTCCAGCACTCGGAGAAAGGACTTCTTCTGGAGCATCTCCGACGATCGTAATACTACCCGAGAGAGACTCCAACTCTGGGACTGCCGACTCTGTTTCATTGAGTGCAAACTCGTTGAGTTCGCCTTGATTGAGTGCCATTCAAGGAATCAAAATTCCTTCAGATGGAAGAGGGTAATCTGAGACACTTGCGAGAATGGATTGACACCGAAACAGAGTTGGTTGGGAGTCAGAATATTCGTGCGTCCGACGCTATGCAATTCCATCCAATATCTGCCGTTTGAACTCCATGACGTTATGCGGTTCGCTCCATCATCGACAAATTTTACGAACACGTTTGGGAACGGCATCATGTTCGCGCCTTGCAGCGCTATGTAACTGCCTGTTACTCCAGAAGTGTTGGAGTTCCATGTTACAAGTGCAAGATTGAGCGTCGTACTATCGTTGGTTACGACAAAAAAGTGTGCATCATCTGTTCCGCTATCACGCAATCCGACCATTACCTGCGAGAATGCGGCATAATAGAGCAATGGTTGAAAGCCAAATTCAACCGTATAGTTAGATGATACTGCCAAAGACCGCGCTCTCAAATGGACGCTCTGAGCCGATCCATTCGAGACGCACGACATGTTAATTCCACCATAAGTAGTCGTGACAACCGCGCTGCCGATGTTGACATCTGAGAACGTGCTATTGTCCGGAGCTGTCAGTGGATAGATCGGACCCCACGGTGCCCAGGCCGAGCCCGTGTCGCGCTCCAGATATATCCCATCATTCGGGAAGAATAGCCGCCCCGCTTTGGCCGCTGCCTGACGTGAAGCGTAAGCCGTGGTAGTGATAGCCGTGGTTCCGACTACCGTTTCGGCGCTCAGGCCAGCTTGAGCCGTGTCTACCCAATAGTCCGCATCTGCTGGGGATCCTCCAGTTGCAATCGTTACCTGACCTCCACCGTCATCTGTAACGCTGCTATTTGGGAAGCGAATCGTCTTTACAGCAGCAACAGCTGGAGCGGCATCAATTTCGGTGACCGTTAATTGCAGATCCGAGAGCGATTGTTTGGTGACGCGGATCTCTACCTTTGTCCCGGTCGAGAATGCCGTTCCGGTCGTGCCTTGCTGCGCTCTGACGATAGTGAATGTATCCGTTGAGCGAGCCGTTACCTGGACGATCTCGATATTCGCGTTGTCATCCAGTGTGGCGAAAAAATAGTCACTTCCTGAAATGCTTGGAAAGCGCGCTCCGTGGCCGCTGGCAATCGTCAAGCTGAGAGCGGAATTCGTGATGCCGCTAGCCAGAGTGCTCTTGGCGTTATTTGTCCAAAGCTCT